ACTGCTTGGTTCGTAACATTTCCAGTCGCTGCTGCAACGGGATTAGACACATTCTTAGTCTCACCTTCTGCTTTGACAGGTGCTACTGAGAGAAGACTGACAAGGAGACAGTAGTAGAGTCCGTTTCGATAGTTCTTTCGATCTCTGTGAGTTCGATTACCTGACTCGCTGCTCGTGTCACGACTTCTAGTGAGAAATCGGAACCAGCTGTTGTCATATTGAAAATTGAATCGCTGTCTACTATACCTCCAGAGGTTGCTGATGAATGGGTTATGTTGTCCCCAGACCATTTGTTTAACGCTGCTCCATAGGTGGTTGTTGTTATCTCTTCTGTTATTTCTTGAGATGTAGTTGTAGTACTGTTCATTGACCCTTGGGTGAAGTTGGGTTGTACTAATTCAGCTTTTACTACCGTGGGTGATACCAGTAGGAAAAGTAAAAGCCATTTGTTCATTCTTCTTTCTTTTTAACCATAGGACAATTTACGGGTGTTTGTTTGCCATTACCACCTTTATTTCCAGTGGTCAAACCAAAGGTCGCCAGTGCTCCCGTAAACACGCTGGCAACGAACGTGATATCTGAGTTACCTGATTTCTTAACCATAGGTAATTCTACATAGTTCATCGTAATGATGAATCCAGACCAAACCACTACGCCTAATCTGACAAATGTTCCAAGTATTTGTATTTGGTGTTCTTGATCCTCAGCAGCATCTTTCAGCTTTCCGAGGAGTCCTTTTTCTTTTTCTTCTGGCGGTTTTCCTTCCATTTATCGACTTTTTTCTGTAGGAATTTTTGTACTTGTTTTTTAATCTTGTTAAAGAAAGGAGTAGCAAGGGTGGTAGTGGCTACAGCTGCAACAGCTGCGTAAGTCGCTGTGGCGACAACTTCTGCTGTTGGTAAGGGTAGATCTATTTTTATTACAGGTACTCTGAGGCTAGGTTGCACAGTCTGTGCTTCAGTTTCTTCTTTCTCTGCTTCATCTAACTCTACTCCAGCTGGTGCTTGTAAATTACTAGGAGGGATAACAACTGGTGGAAATACAGGCATCTCTGCTGACGGTTGTTTTAGAGGGATGCTAGGCATGTCTAAAGCGTTAGTCAGTTTTATGGATGGGAGTTTCACAGTTTTTAGTTAACCTTCATAAAGGTAACATTACTATATTGTTTTATACTTATACCAGCATTATCGCCTGACACATTAGCCGCTATCGAAAATTTAACGATGTCATCAGATGTATCTGTTACATTTACAAAGTTAGTATGTTGGCATAACATTCTCTGTGCTGCTGGATGGTCTAACCAAACCAAGGCTGAAGCAATTGTTGTAAAACTTGTACCACCATTTGTACTCCACTCAGTTTTGTAGGTAACATTTTTATCTGCATATCCCCAACGATCTACGTGAAGGTTTAGATCAACTTTATACACGCCTGTCGAAGGAAATTTAAACCATCCATAACGATCACTACCGCTTGAGCTATCTGCTGTATTCGATATTCCAGTACCAATAGGTAAGCCTTGGTTTGACGGTCTAGTGAATGTTCCTGAACTTCGAGGACTTCCACTGTTCCAAGCATTTGCAGTTCCTTCTCCTAGCCAATTGCTATTACCAGATTCAGCCTTAAAATTGCGATCAGATGCGTAGTGCCATTGATCAACAACACTTAAGCCTCCTGAAGGAGCTGCAGCCCATGTCAACCCACCAGTATTGCCTGATTGGGCTGTTAACATGTAACCATTAGTAGGTGCGTTAGAGACTTTTAAATTAGCTTCATCTACTACATTGTCTGCAATAGTCTGTGCTCCATCAGCAGATGAGGTTACTTCACCACTATGGTTAGGATGGGTGTAAACTGTGTTGTTATCTGGAGGAACTTGCCATGAGCAAGTACCATCCCCATCTACTCTAAGGAACTTAGCAGTCCCAGACTCTCCAGTAGATTTTATCACTGTTCCCTCTGGGGTTGAGTCAACAGTAGCCCACGTCAACCCACCAGTATTACCTGATTGTTTCTGTAGGAACTGTCCATTAGAACCAGCGTTACTTACCTTGAGTTTTGATTCATCAGCGGTATCATCTTTAACACCGCCTGTACTTATTTTTGTTAATGCCATGATTTATGTATGTTTGTTAATGCTATTAGTTACGTCCGTACAGAACCCAGTACATGTTTCGGATATTAGCTGACATGTTCCATTGCAATCCTGTAATTGCTCCGTAACTTGTACCCCATGAACTTATACACCTATCACGTCCTTTGAGTTGTGTTCCTAATGAACCAGTAGTACCACTACCTGCATCTGCATACCATCCTTCAGAATTAGTAACAAATGCCATACCAACGGCCGTACCCATAGGATTAAAGAATTCAGTCTCGCCTTGAGCTATGTTGTAAGAGTATCCATTGAACATTGCTGCTGTTTGATTATTTGAACCATTATTATTCTGACCCCAACTATCAGCATTGTTTTGATAGGTGTGCTGTCTATTGTACTGGTTATTTCCTATATAACTTCCACCAGACTTAACTCGAACTCCTATTTGTGCACTAGTGTTATCACCTACAAAATGCCATACAATTTTAAACCATTTATAAGCAGAATAAGTAGTATCAAATCCTTCGACAAAATCGTGTGCTCCTGATGAATATGCCTTATCTCCTGATAATAATTTTGTCCATTCACCTACACCAGCAGCAGCAGGTGGATAGCCTCTTACCAGTAACTTCGTAGCTGATAAAGCAGTACCTGCAAATTGATTTGGATCGGCAGCAGTTGTCCCAAGTGTTCCATCATCTTGAACGTAATAACCTAATCCTGGTGTTAAAGAAGATTGGCTTGAGTTTGTTGAACCTGTTACATCTATAGTTGCTGTTGCATTATCGTTAGCTGCTGCTTTAGCGAAACCAACAAAGTTGCCAGTGGTCATATTACTTGCACCAGTACCAAGCACACCACTAGTACAGTAAAGATCATTACTTCTATCAAAGTTACGATAAATAGAAACAATACGACCTTTTTCAGCCATTACAAAATCTTGTGCATTAGCTTCCGTAACACGATCACCTTCTTGAGTACCTCTATTTGTCCATGTAATAGAACTACCGCTTACAAGTCCTGAAGCTGTATAGAGTTTGTAACCACTACCATCTCCAATCGTATGAACTGCGACACGCTTGGTATAAGGGTCAAAGAGACAACGACCTCCACTATTACTTCCTGCACTTTGTGGATACCATGCTGAAGTAACTGATCCCCAAGAAATTGAATTAGTACTACCTCCAGTTATAGTTCCTACTTTTGCAACTATATCCCCGTTATTGTCTTTATAAACAACAACTACTTTTTGATTCTCTGTGTCATAGCAAATTTCATGATAGCCACCATTACTAGCTAGTATTTGACTATTAGAACCCCATGATATTGAAGTACCACTAACAGTTCCAATATAAGCATCAAGAGTATTACCTGCTCCTCTTCTAGTTGCTATAACTCTATTTGTATCAGGATCATAAGCTGCCCCAGCTTCACTCATCTCTCCGCTTGCAACATTGACTGGTGTTGCCCATGAAATAGTGTTAGTACTGCTTCCCGTTACAGTTCCTACAGCAGAATATAAATTATTACCACCACCTCTACGGTAGATAGCTACAACTTTATTAGCAGTTGTGTCGTAAACAAGTTGTACACCATTGTCGAAATAACCATCTACAGCTTCAATGGTTTGACGAGTTCCAACATTAGTTACAGCATTACCACTAATTGTTAGTACATTTGAGAATATTGAATATTCAGGGCTGCTCATCCCATCACATGCATATACTAAAATCACTCTTTCGGTATCAGGGTCATAAACAAAAGCAGGAGCACTATATGCTCGATCTGTTCCTATTTGCGTAATTGATCCCCAAGTAAATGAACCGTCGTCAGCTACTTCGCCAACGATAACTTCCATGTCATCGCCAGAACTTTCATTCTTACCACCAACAATAATTTTCTTGAGTTCAGGGATATAATACGCCCTCATTCTGTCAAAATTATTTGCTGTAATTTGAGTTCTATCAGAAACAGTTGTAGGAGGATTGTTTATAGTAATTACTCTTTTTACCTTGGTTACATCTCCATCAGATTTCATGATGACAGACTGACCAGCAGCAATAGCTCCGTCTGCTGTAGCTGTTATTTCTGGAGCAGCCGATAAAGCAGCACCGTTAACTTTAATCTCACCTGTTACATCTATACCAGTTGAAGTAGTAGCTAGTTTGGTTGATGACCCGTGAGCGAAGCTCCAAGCTCCACCAGCATCCCAAGTAGCACCTGTATGTGCACTACCACCTGATACATAAGTAAAGTTTAGATCTCCTCCGTTTAATTGGAACTCTAAAGGATTGCTGTTAGTTGCTTGTATAAGTGATTTATTGGTTGTACTGTCATGTTCTATTTGCAAGTCAGATCCAGTACCCCAAATAACAGAAGAGTTATCATCTATATTAAAATCAGCATCATGCTTTAGTTCAACTGATCCCTGTCCACTTGATAAAAGTCGGAAATAGGTATTACCCGCTTGTTCTTCCCATGACCAATCTCCAGATCTACCTCCACCACCTGTGCTTGCGAAGATGCCAGTATTTGTCCAAGCTCCATTACCTAATAGGAAGGTAGAAGCACTTGCTGTGCCAGTTGTATTTAGTTTCGATAGGGCTATATTTGCACTACTTGATATGTCACCGTCAACAATACTTCCATCAATGATGTGACT